ACAGAATTAAATGCCTGCCACCAGCTGCCTTCAGCATACTTAGCACCTGGCTGTTCTTCGAGAACATCCATGCAAAGCTTAGCATTGCGTGACAGTGTATCCACTGAGAGAGCCTTACCTTGAACTTTTTTATCAGCAGTACGTGGAAATACTGTGTTGTAGTATTCAATGAGGCTGTCTGCAGTGAATCGCTTTTTGCCAAGGAACTCAGCCATCTCTTTGTATACTGCAAGCTTTTCAGATGCAATACCAAGA